CTGCGTCTTGCACTTTCTTAATTACTTCCATAAACTTTCGTAGTTGCTTGATTGATAATGGCTTGAGCTTTACTTTAGCTCCGCTTTGTAGTTCAATCTCTTCTACATCATATACTGTACTTGCCAATTTATCCTCCTTAAGGATCGTCTAAATTATTATAGCATAACCATTATAAGGGTACAACAGCAAAGCCCCCAATTTCTTGGGGGCTTTGATATTAATTATATTAATAATTAAACTGTTAGAACGCGGTCAATAATCTTACCGTATTCTGAACCAGCGTGAGCTGCGTCACCTGATGGTAGAAGACGGAATGTTACTGGGAATGTTGTTGCTGCTGTACGAGCCAAAGAGAACTGTGACTGTTCTACAGACAAAACACGACGTGCATAATATACACGCTCAGTTGCTGATGCCTCTGAAGTTGGAGCTTGTCCAACTGCAATTAGCTGACGCTCTGTTGGAGCTGCACCAAGTGCACCTGCTTCCAAGCCTAGTGTGTCAACTGCTGTTGCACCAGTTCCTGATGATGTAAGTGTTGATCCCTTTTGACCAAATACTGCAAGAACGTTCTCTAGAGTACCTTCTGCCATTTCTGTTGAGATCTGAACCATCATTGCAGACTTAAACAGCTTAGCTGTATCTAGCAACTGATCAACAGTTACTGAGTCGAATGTTGGCTGGTAGCTGATCTGTAGACCGTTATTTGTGTAACCAACGTTACGGTAAGCTCCACCAATTGCTGGTGATGCCTCTGTAGGCGTTGCTGTCTGAGTAGCACCTGTTGTTGTTAAAACTTTATTTAGTGTTGTAGTGTAAGACTCTCCTGATGAGAATGCTGGTACGAAACGATTCTTTGATGCAACGAAAGCGTTTGCTTCGCCTGCATCCATGCTTGAATCATAACCAGAAACTGTTGAGTCTTCTACTGACAAGAATAGCGGTGATGCACCAACAAGAATGTTTCTTGCGTCACCTGTATTTTGATATGCCATGTTGTATTGCCTCCTGATTTCATGAAATTGATATATATATATTTGGCTGGCTAGGCCCTTTCCTCTAGTCTAATTTTACTCTACTAGAGTATAAAAGGCAAATTAGGCAAATCTGCCTTTGCCATCTAATATCCTAGAGTATTTTATCTCTAATATGACATCTGCTGCATAGAATCCTTGTATCTCTTCTGATGGGGATGTGGATGATATTTCTGCTACTTGGATGCTATGAAACTTGAATTTATTAGACAGCCCCGCCCATTTATTGACATCCTTTGCAGAATCATCCATTCTTCTAAACTCATCAGTTAGGAAGTTTCTTATTTCAACAATATCAAGTAGATCTGGTGAATATAGGGTTAGAAGGATTTGCTCGCAACATATCATCCAGTTGTTCTCATAAGACATACCTATCTTATCGTATACTATGTGTTTCTTCCCGCTTAAAAATTGATTCATTTCTGGCTGTTGCTGAACTGGGACAATTGGGACTAGAGTCTCATTTAGATTATCAGAGTAGTAGTCTTCTTGATTAAATATATCCAGAGCTGTAAGTCTGCTCCACAGGAACTTTCTTATTTCAAACATTGAATCTAATTTGTAATTAGCCATTTGCTAACCTCGCAAATGCCGCTGATGTTGCAGCTTCTGCTTCATTTGCTAGCTGATTTGGAGAGAAACTATATTTAACTGATTTAACTTGTGCTGGAACTCCTAGTGCTCTAGATAATGAAGAATTAAAAAGCTTTTGAAATCCCGATTTTTTAATAGACATATTGACTAGCTGTCCAGTAAAGAAATATCTATATTGTGAAAAGAATGCATTTTTAGTTGCCGCTCCGCCTGGCTTTTTGACAGTAACAGATTCACCCTTGGGCATAAATACTGTATACCCATCTACTTCAAATACTAATCTTTCTGAAAATCTTGGAGCAATAACTACTGTTTTGCCCTGCTCCATTATCTCAGCTTTTTTAACAAAGACATGCTTATTGTTAGAGTTTTCAGATGGTACGAAAGATTTAGAATCTATTAATTCATAATTAACTTTTAATGAAAGCCCATCTGCTGGAAGTTTTTTTAATTTAAATAGTCTAGCCTCATCCTCACCAATTCTTCCCCATTCATAAACATGGTGAAAAGACTTTGGAGATGTTCTTGCTTTTGCATCAATATAGTCTCCAAAATCAACTTGAAGTTGATCGAAGATTACGCTTCTAAATGCTGCTTGAAATTGAGAGTTAGCGGCGAGCTTAGCCATGACATTTGTTTTATAAAATAAAGCTGCAGATATCTGAGCAACAGTACTGTCTTTTATTGCGCCGCTCATTGGCTTATTAGACATTAAATTAACTAATCCGCTTGCTGCTTTAATTGCTAAAATTTCAGATGCCAATTTGCTGATTCTCCGCTCTTTGTAGTGATGAGTTATATCCAACTACATTTCCAAATGGATCTGCTATTGGAGTTGTTCCTATCACGTCAAATACTGTGTCTGTATCATTTGGATAATTGAGCTCATACCAAATTGGCTTACCGTTGACATCAACAATATTTTTAACTTTGTCTCTGGCAGTAAGCCTATCAGATGTTCTAACTTCTATGTACTGATTGTTTGAATATTTATTTGAAAACTTTTGGCTATCGTTGGACCTATTTCGGTTTTCTGTAATTACCCCTCTAGCATAACAATCTATTGTTTTAATATAAGAAAACTCTCTAACCATTGCACCAGTGTTTGGATCCTGCCGTTCAGATTGACGGTAGACATCCATTTTCATGGTCATTAAACCATCAACTAGGTCAAACATTACACCAGTACCATTTGAGTTATAACATAATCTGCTAGAAGCTTGTCAGCGTAAGAAGAGCCCGTTCCGCTAAAAGCTTCAGAAGAATATTCAAAATCCCAGTCTGTTGTAGATATCTTTTTAACGTATCTATCTCTCCACACACGGTCTTTTGCAAAGTACATCTTCATTAATTCTACCGTTGCGTCACGAACTTCATTTGGGATATAGTCCCAACCAAATCTTGCATACACTTTGTAACTCTTAGATCTTCTAAAAATATTTGGAGATGAATCATTTATTGAAGGGGGCACCATTCCATTTGCAATATACACATCGTCATTAATGCCAGAAAAATGATTGGCTCTTATTCCAAATCCACTTACTGTATTTTCAACAACTATTCCTAAGTTATTAATACTATTGATATTGTCTACAAGCAATTCATCATTGGCATATAGAGTATGTAGCCTATTTATTTTTTTAGGCATTGAAAGTGTATCTGAATCACTTCCTATTGTAAAGAAGGTATCATCATGCAAATAAAACTTTTGCCCTGTGTGTCCTTCAATTATGTTTCTTGCGTATCTTTCCGCCAACTTTAATTCCTGATGTGTTTTATGACTTGGATCATTTGCATCTGAACCAAGTCCCATTTCTTGTGCTGCTTCTTGTATATCGACATACGGAGTAACAACATCAAGGTACGTTGTATTTGAATAGGATACGGAGTCGTATTGCCAATCCCATATTAATTTAAACTTTCTGTTTCTTGTTGTATGCTGTATTGGAAGGTATACGCTAAATGAGCCCTGATCTACTTCACTTGCTTCTGCTGTAACAGTAGCAATAATTGTTGAAGGACTAATTTGTGGAGAGACAACTGGATCAGCAGTTATATCATAAAATTTTACGATTACTGATGCGGTAGGCGTAACTGCTTCACCTTTTACGTAAAGCTTTGTTGTTGCTGCCGTACTTGTATTTTGGTATATCTCTGCCATGTGTTAGGCTTAGTTGTAGTACTCCTGTACTTCTCTAGGTGTAGCCAATCTAAACCCTTCCTCCTTATCAAAAATTTCTTGAGCCACTTCTGGCTTCATTGCTACAAATGGGTGCTCTAGTGTGAATGTAAAACCTAGTGCATCGTATCTGTAGTTTGGTCGATCCATTTTTACTAGAACCATATCTTCATCTAGCTTCTGATTTGGATCTAGTCTAGGAAGAATTTCATCTGCGTCTTCTTTTGCGTTCTCTATGTTTTTAAGTGTACCTTGGTAAACTGACCAAGTTACTCCTTCTTCTGCTAGGGCTGCAATAACATCTGCTTTATTTTTTAGGCCATCAACATCAACTGCGAAGTCCGCTGCTAATGTCTTTAGTTCTTTGACCTTAAGTGTGTCAAATGACATATATATACTCCTTTGGTATGTATATAAATTATAGCACTATAAAATTAAAATGAAAAGCCCCTAAAATTAATTAGGGGCCTTTCCAGCAAGTTATTTCTTAAATTAAGAAGCAACCTTAACGTCTTTAACGACTACCCATGCGTCTGCCTGCTCAATTTGGGTACCCACGCGAGTATACATTGTATATTCGATTGAGTCCTTCTTTGGCCAGAAGAAGCGGTAAACAGTTACATCGCGCTTGATACCAATAACAACGTTATTTGGGAATGTCAAGTGGACGTCTCCGTGCTCTCCTGTTGGTGTTGCATATGATCCTGCCTGAGTTTCCTTAAGTAGTGGAACTTCAACAATTGGAATACCAAATGCGAATGGTGCAACATATCCTGCTGGACCACCTAGAGCACCTTCGTTTCCACGGATAATGCTTGAAGCAATATCTTGTGGGTTAACGTTCTGGATGTTCTGTGAAGTTGAATACAAGTAATCTTGTATAAGGTTTGAGCCTGCAAGGAAGCGTAGGTCTGGACGACGCTGCTTGTACTTACGTGGCATTGCCTTTAGAGCCTTGTTGAAGATGTCACGAGATACTCCTGCACCCGCTCCAGCTACTACACGACCATTTGTCTTTGCAATCTTGACAATACCGTCGAATGCCTTATAAAGGTTATCTCCAGATAGTGCTGTGTTACCGTTAAGGACTACGTCCTCTAGGTCGTTACCAGCCTGTGTTGCCATGAGTCTTGCAATGTGATCTTCTAGATCTGCACCTTCAATGTTGTCTTCTAGAGACTCAGTTGAAAGCTCCCAATCTAGGCGAAGTTTCTTTGTTGTGAGAGAAATCTTTGAGAACTGTACGGCTGCATTTGAGCCAGTGTTCTCTGCTTCAGATGCAAGCTTCATAAGCTTTTCTCCGACGCCGATACGATCAATCTCTGTAGTGTCAGCTCTCATTCGAACTGTACGTGCTACTTTACCGATTACTGTTGCATCGAACATGTAATCAAGGAATCTTGCGGATTGCTCAGGATTGAGCAAGCCTCCCTTACCCTCGGAACCTACGTGAATTCCGTCGGTAGGGTTTGCTGCGCCAGTCATTCCACCTGTTAGTGTTGTGCCTGCTTCAGCTGCTTTTGCTAATAGTTCATTACTCATTAGTTTTTCACCATACCCTTATTTTGTTAATTCGCTAACGGAACCGAGGAAAGTGCCGTTCCATTTTGATTTTTTGATTGTTGTTACTCCAACTGACCCGCCAAGGTCAGAGGACTTCTTAATTGCAGTGTCTGATTCTACTGCGTCTACTCTTTTTTCAACTGTGTCCATGATGGACTTAATTGAATCAACTGCTGTTGAGAGTTCTGTGTGCTTTTCTGCTAATTCTGAAATTCTCAAATCGACATTCTTGCTAAAAGCTTCGACTGTCTCCTTGATTGTTGAAACCTGAGCAGCGTTTGCCTCAGAGGCCTTTTCCAAAGTCTCTGAGAAGAAACCCTTAAGGTCGCCTAGCATTTTAACAAAGTCAGGTGATTCCTGAGTTGTTAGTTCTGCTGATTTTTCCAGAACTTCGGCAGAAGTTTCTTCAGCTACAACTTCAGCAGACTCTTGTTCTACTGGGGCAACTTCTTCAATAATTTCTGCAGGTGCTTCTGGAGCTACTGCTTCTTCTACTACTGGAGTTGCTTCTGTTACATTAAGCTTTTCCACTTCATTTCCTCCTTCTGCAATTGCCATATTTATATTTGTGTTGTCAGGCAATGTTTGCAATCTTGATCTACGTGAATCAAGAATCTTCTCTATTTCTTTTGCTTTGTTTACGTCGTTAGATTCAACCCATCCAATAAGTTCTGTTTTCTTTCCAGTAACTGGAGACAAGTATTCTGATTCTGTTGACATAAAAACAGAATCGCTATCTGCACAATAAAAAATATTTTCCATTTTGACATCTGCTGCGATGCCCTTAAAAATCATTTGTCCGTTTACTTTTTCAATAGATAAAATGTTACATAGTTCATTTGCTGGTGAATCAACGATTGATAGTTCTACTAGTGCATAATCTTTAATGAATCTTACAGATGCTCCAGTTGATTTGTTTAC